TCTTGGTCTGTCATGCCTGAGGCTTTCAATATTGAAATTATTTGCTTCTCAATTTCGTTGAGGGGTAGCTGGTACCTTTTGGCTCGGTAGTAGGCTGAAACTAGAACTCTAACGTCATCGGCTATTGGGCGTATGGCGTAGTATAGGCTCCATATTTCCTGCCATTCCGCTGGGACTCTTCTGGCTTCAAAAACCTTTTTGATTTGGTCTGGCGGTATGTTTACGTATTCAAGCATTGAGGCTATTGTTGATAGGGTTGGGATGTACTCTCTTCGGTTTTCTCTTGCTTCAATTATTTGTTCTTCTAGGTCAACTGACTGGATTATGAATTCTACTTCTTTTGATGTGAATCCGTATTCTGGCAGGGTTTCAATGTACTTGCTTAGGACTTCTTTGGATATGGCTTCGTACCTGAAAGCCCTTACATATGTAGAAAGTAGGGCTTTAGCGTCCGCCTTTATTGGTCTGACGGTTATGTAGGTTAGCCATATTTTCTGCCATGTTTCGTCTAGTCCTCTTTCAGTTAGGACTTGTTTTACTAGGCTAGTGTCTAGGGTCATGTATTCGCTTAGGGTTGCTAGGGTTGATGGGGTTGGCAGGTATTCGGCTACTGTGGTTTTTCTGGCTATTCCGTACATTATGTTGGCTACTTCTCTTATGAAGTCGGCTTCTGTGTCTGTTAGTTTGGCTGTTTTTCCTATAAGGTCAACCAGTTTGTCTATGTCTTCGGGTGAGACTTGTCCGTAGGCTACTCTGTACATTATCCAGCCTAGCCATCTCTGAGTCCACATTCTTATCCGTCTAACGGTGAAAACTTCCCGCCATACTTGGAGAGCTTCAATGTAGGGTTTATAGTATTCTTCAACGAATTTGAGTTTGAGGGCTTCTGGAAGTTTTGTGCCTGTTATTGTTTCGTAGTCTTTTGAGTAGAACTCGTTTATGCTGTTGATTACTTGTGTAAGTTTTGCCTTGTAAACGTTGTAGTCTCTGATTATGAATTCTTGGTAGGCTATGCTTATTTCCCTTTGGATTTCCCTGAGGATGTCCAAGCTTCTGTCCATTAAGGCTCTGAGTTCAATAAGTTTTCTCTCTGGCGGCAGAAACATTACTGGAATGTTCACCCATCCAGTTTTCCATTTCATTTCAGCTATGCTGAAGTAGGATACTTGGAAGCTTGCCTTGATGAAGCCTGTCAGCATGGTGTCTATGGCTTGAACATCGTAGAAGCCCTCTTTGAATAAGCCCGTGAAGCCTGTTCTTAGGGCTGTGCGTTCCTCGGCAAGGACGTTCATGGCTTCGGCTACGGCTGTGGTTGGAACCCAGTCTGGATGTAAGCCCGTTGCCAATATTGTCCTTGAAAAGTTGGTTAAGTCCATTTTTATTTCTGAGGCTGGGGAGCCTTCAAGGATTTTTGTTGCAAATTCTTTGATGGGCGATTCGTATGTTACTTTTTTGTCGCTGAGAAGCTCATATATGCCCCATTTAACCATCCATCTTTGGTCTATTTTTGTTGGGACTTCCGCTAAGGTGTCTATGTATATTAGGTTGTCTGAGGGGAAGTCTTTAACCCAGCTAAACCTTGCGTAGTCATGCCATTTCATGTAGGTTTTGAAGGCTCCTAGGAGCTTGTCGGCTTTGAAGTTTATGCTTTCTGGGGCTACTGGCATTAGGGCGCCTATTGGTTTGGCTTCCTTCTCTATGTCTGCCCTTTCAGCGTCTGGAAGGGTTGCCCATAATAGTCCGCTTATGCCCCTCATTGTGAACTGCCATAGGCGTTCTGGCGGCGGGTAGCGGAACCTTAAGAAGTAGTATAATACGCCTACGTCTTTTTCCATTCCTGTGGCTAGGTATATTTTCTGGAAGTCTTCTATTGTGGCGAATATGTCTCTAACCATCATTGTTGCAACGTCTGAGCTTGAAGGTAGCTGGTACATTAGGGATAGGGGTATTGCCCGTTCGGTTCCGAACCTGTCGGTTACTTTTATGTTGAATTCTTTAGCTGTTTTGAAGTATAGGTCTATTACGTAGTCTGAGTAGCCGTATAAGCTCATGAAGTATTTTGCCTTTCCAATCATCTCGTCAAACTTTTCGTGGGGCAAGGTTCTCCTTGTTGCTTCTACTAGGACGTCTACGGTTGGCAGTTCTATGGGCAGGGTGTTTCTGAAGAGGCTGTTTATGCTTCGGACTATTGGCTGTGTTATCCATATGGCTATTCCGTAGAAGAATCCTCTCATAAGTTCGTCTGGGTATTGTCTGAACTCGCTTGCCAGATGCTTTATTACGTTGCCGAATTTCAAAGGTATTTCTACGGTTGTTTCTCCGCCTGCGCCTAGGATTTTTATGGCTACGTTGGGCATTATCTTCCAGTCGCTTGTTAATTCTCCAATCCAGAATAGGGCTTGACTTATCATTCTGAAGGTGAACTGTGTTGAGACGATTACACCAAAAAGCCCTAAGGCTTCAGCCATTTCTCCTTTGCTTTTTCCCGTTGAAATTCTTTCAACCATGCCTGATACGAATTCGGCAAGTCCCTTGAAAACTGCGTTAAAGAGGTCTAGAATTGGCGTAATCAGTATGTCTTTAATTCCAGTTATCAGTTTTCCGCCTATGTCAATTAGCCCTTTGAATGCTCCTGTAAGAAGTGAAATAAACCCTTGCCCTAGTGCGCATATTGCGTCCCATAGCCATTTTCCAACGTTGGTTAGTGCCGATATTATCCATTTCCAGACTGTTTGAAGAGCATTCCAAAGCCACTCTAATGCTCCAAGCAGGGGCTGAACTATCCATTTATTAAACCAGCCTAATGGGTCTTTGAAGAAGCCTACTATTGCATCGACTACGCCTTTGAAGAAGTTGCCTATGGCTTCAAGTCCGCCTCTAAGCCAGTCTGGAAGGGATTGCCATAGCCATTTGAAGAAGTCTGGAATTGTTTTGGTGAAGAAGTCGATGATGGGTTTAGCTACGTTGTTCCATAGGAAGTCTCCGATTGGTTTGGCTATGTGGTCGTAGAACCATTTTGGGAACCATTCTGGAAAGCTTAGTATGGCGTTGATGAAGCCCATCACAGCGTTGCCTAGAACTTGGAAGCCTGCGGCAATCTTAGCGGCTATGTCTTGGAATACGCCTACAAGGAAGTTCCATAGGTCTGTTAAGCCCTTCCCTATGCCAGCTATACCGTCCATTATGCCTTTGGCTATTGCTCCGAAAACGTCTGACAAGGTTTTTATGGCTCCAGAAAGGGCGTCCATTATTGTTTTCCCTATTCCGCTAAAGAAGTCCATGATGGTTTTGGCTACGCCAGATATGGCTGAAGAAACCATGTCTATGAATCCTTTAAGGGCGTTCATTATGGCTGTTCCAACACTACTTAGGGCGTTTGATATTGCTGAAAAAGCGGTGCTTATGGCTCCGCTTATTGTTGAAACTATTGCGTTCAGCATTCCTGAAAGGGTTGAGATTAGTCCCGATATGGCTCCGCTTATGGCTGAAACTATGCCGCTTATTGCGGTTGATACGGCTGAAATGGCGCTTGAGATTGCCCCCATTATGGCTGAGGCTATACTGCTTAGGGCGCTTGAAATTGATGATATTACGCCTGAAATGGCGCTAACTATTGTTGAGATGGCTCCCGATATTGCCCCCATTATTGTTGAAGCGATTGAGTTAAGGATGCTTCTGATGGTTGATAGGACGCCTGAAATGGCGCTTGATATGGCTGATACTGCACTCGTTATTGCGTTTGCGATGGCGGATATTACGCCTGATATGATGCTGGAGATGGTGGATACTGCGGACGATATGAAGGTGGATATGGCTGAGGCTATGGATGTAACTGCGCTTGTGATGAACCCTGAAATTGTTGAGACTGCGGACGATATGAAGCCTGAAATGGTAGATGCAAACGTGCTTATTGCTGAAATTATCCATGAGGCAATCGTGTTTACAAATCCAGAAACGGCGGAGACTATCCATGAAGCTATTGAGTTTAAGATGCCTTGGAACCATCCAGCTATTTGCCCCAGAATGTCTGTTATGCCGTGGGTGGCTGAGGCTATTAGGTCTAGGTTTATGACTTGGGTTACTCGGTTTTCTTTGATGATTTCGTATCCGCTTACACATGTAACAAATGTCAGTTCCATCTGTGGCGTTTGAGGGAGTTGTTGGAGAAGGGTGTCAGCTAGTATTTTGCTTATTTGTTTGATTTCTTCTGGGGTTAGTTGTAGGGTTTCTTCTTGTGTTTTTTCGCTCATGCTAGAAGCCTCTTTACTTCTTCAATTCCGTAAGCGTACTCTGTGAATTTGAGTTTTGTTATTTCAACTTTCAGCTTGTTTATTAGGTCTTGGGTGTCTTTAACGAAGAGCGGGAAAACTTTGCTTTGGATTCCCTTATAGATTATTCTGACTGAGGCTATGTACCATACTTCGCCTGTGATGAGCGGTTGCTTGGAGACTTCGACCAGTTGGACTGGTATGCCGTCAACTTCTAAAAATATGGGGGGTAGCTGGATTGTTGATGTTTCCATTTTACCTCACGTAGCCAGCTTGAGGTTGAGCCATTTTCTTTACGAATTCTGTGAGTTTTTTAAGTTCTTTGAAGAGTTCTTTTGATTTTTTGGCTAGTGGGCAGTTTGTTATTTCATCGCATTCTAGGGTTGAATATTCAAAGCTGAGTTCGTTTGCCTTTAGAATGAGGTTTTGCATTAGGGTTGTAAGTTCGTTTTGGATTTCTGGCGCTATTGGTGGGGTTTGCTGAACCTGTGGGGTTGGCTGGGCGGGTTGCATTACAGGGATAGGGCTAGTTTCAGTCGGGTTGTCTTCACCTTCTCGCCTAAGCTTAGTTTTTCTTCCCGTATCTGTTTGAGCCATACTTCCATCCTCGTGTATAGGGTTTCAAGAGTTGCTTCATTTAAGCCTTGCCCCTTCCAATGTTGCTTCCACCATTGCTTGAATTGTTCCTCAGTCATTGACTGCCATGCCTTGTATCCCCATTTGTGGCGTTTGGCTCTCCATGCAACTGCTTGTAGTACTGCGCTTTGGTATTGGCGTATGCTTACTGCGTTCGCTTCTTCTGGCGGGATTTGTTTGGCTGTCCAGTCCTCGATTATGCGTCTTTGGGTTTGGAGAAGGTTGTACTGGTTTGTCCTTTCGCTTTTGTGGTAGTCCAGCATTTCTTCAGGCTTGTTGTAGTTGCCGTACGCCCACGGTGTTAGTGTTATCCTGTTCTTCATTCCCTTTATTTTCTTAACCATTATGTCTAGGAATGGCGGGTTTTTGTATCCTTCTGGAAGGACGTATATGCTTTGGTTTGGGAGTAGGACTCCGAAGCCTAGGGGGGTTAACCCCAGTATGAAGCCTATTTGTAGCTGGTCTAGTGAGTCGAACTTCATTGTTTTAGTTTCGCCTTTAGCTGTTAATATTGGAACTTTTGCCAGTCCGTTTTCAACTTCTGAAAGCCTGCTTTTGCCTAGGACGCTTAAGCCTAAAACGAAGGCGTTTGTCTGCGCAGACATGATTCCCATCAGCCTGTTCCACACTATGTCAACTGTTGTTTCAGTCATGCCCAGTTGGGTTGCAATTCGCATTAGGTCTTGACTGTAAGATATGTCTGGCGTTCTTAGAAGCCTAAGCCTTTCAAAGGTGGCTCTTAGGAATTCCCTTTGAACTATTGGGTCGCAGTATCCTTTTCCTATGGGCGTTATGTCGTATCTTCCTTTTTCAGGCTCGGTTTTTATCAGGTCTTCTTGGTATTCTGGTTTAACGTTTACCTCTTTGAACATTTTTAGGTCAGCTAGTTCTGGATAGGAAATTTCAAATTTTACTGGTTCAAATTTAGCCCATATGCCTTGGAGAACCTCGTCTGTGGTTGGCATTACATATGTAAAGTCTATGGCGTAGGGTTCAAAGTCTATGTGTAGGATGTGGAACAGTAAGCCTAAGCCTAGCTCCATTAGGTCGAAAGCTGAAATTTGTAGCCATGCGTATGCGGCGAATAGCGGGGAGAGGTCTAAGCATCTTAGGTACATGTTGTATATTGCGTTGTCGGAAAGCGTCTTGTCATGGAACTTCTGCTTTTTAAGGATTTCATCTGTGTAGCTCATTCTGTCATAAACTTATTTATCTATGCTTAATAATGTTGTCTTAAGGTTGACTTGTATGCCTAGAGTTGAGGTTAGCTGGGATGGTTTCAAGTGGTGGGTTAGAGAAGGTTTCAGGGCTGATGCCATTACATTGACTAAGAGGGAGTTTAGTGTTTTGAAACTTTTAACTCTGCTTTCATCTAAGGAGAAGACCTTTGTTGAGGTAGGCACCCATGTGGGGTATTATGCTGTTAGGATGGCTCCTTTATATAAGCAGGTTATCGCTTTTGAGCCTAACCCGCAGAACCTAGAGTGCCTCAAGAAAAATATTGAGCTAAACGGGTTGACCAACGTGCAGGTTATTCCAGTTGCGTGTGGTGAGAGGGAAGGGACTCTCCCACTTGGATTGATGGAAGGGAGTTCAAGCTTTTACAGGACAGGTGTGCCTATAGTTAACGTGCCTGTTAAGCGTTTGGATGATTTAGTTCAAGTGGGGGATGTTGTGAAAGTTGATGTTGAGGGATGGGAAGAACCTGTTATCAAAGGCGCCGCCCGCTTTGTGGATAGATGTAAGCCCATAATTGTTATTGAGTACCATGAGTTTGGGTATTATCCTCAGGCTAAGGGGGCGTTTGAAAACATTAAGAGGATGCTCCTTAATTATAGGCGGTTCAATCTGGATGATTGTCGGTTTGTCCATGTGCATGAAAGTAGGCTTGAAACGTTGTCTAGAGAGGTGTTAGGGTTTCTGTTGGGGCGCCATTGGCTCTTAAAAATGGTTTCTAATGAGAGGGCTGGGAGACCTTGGTATTATGGTTTACCTTATACATGGTGGTATGGTATGGGCATTTTAGATGTTATAGAGAACTTGCCAGAGCATGTGCTTGAGGAGCCTGAATGGCTTGAGCTTATAAGGGACGATTAGTCCAGATACTTGTGGACTATATCCTTTAGCATAAGTCCAATCTTTTTCCATGTTAGGTTTTCCTTTACATGTGTAGTTATGTACCTTTGAACTCTTGACTTACAGTCGTTTAGGTTGTTGAGGATTTCGTGTAGCTTGTTTACTGCGGGTTCTATTTCCATTTCTACTCCGTAGCCGTTGTGTATTGGGTTGTTTGGTAGGACTTGTCCGCTTCTGTGGGATGGTACTAATGCCCAGTCTGGCATGTAGTCTTCCCATGCTCCGCCTTTTGCGCCTACGGCTGGTTCTCCCCTTGCTAGGGCTAGGAGTGGGGGATGCTCGAAGCCGCCGCCTCTGCTTGTTAAGAGGTATATGTCGCATATGTCGTTTAGTTCTTTTATTTGTTGGTCTGTTAGCCATGATGCTGGTATGGCGTGGTTTGGTTTTGGGTTGGATGGTTGTATTTGTGTGTCGTATATGTCTATGCTGAAGGGTCTGCGGACAACTAGGGCTATGTCGTTTCTTTCGGCTAGGAGTTTATTGAATATTGTGTAGGCTAGGTCTTCTCCTTTTCGGTAGCTACTGTGAAGCATCCATGTTTGTATTAGCTTCTTTTTCTTTTCCTTCTTGTAGTTGTTTAGGAGTTTGAAGTTGTGGGGGTTTGATGGCGGCTGGCTTATGTAGTCTTCTGTTACGCCGTGGGGTATGGCGTGGACTGGAACTTTTACGCCTGACCTTTCGTAAGCCCTTTTTGAGAAGTTTGACGGTACGATTATGGCTGTTGCGTATTCAGTTAGTTTGACTGCATGTTCGGTTAGGTGGTCTGAGTCGGCTACGTCTACGCCTATAAGCCTTTCAGGCTTTCCTATTTTGGCTATGAGTTTTTTCTCGTAGACTTCTATGGGGTAGAAGTAGGGGTGCAGAAAGAAGAGGGTTTTGGCTGAAAGCTGGGCTACTGGCATGACTATTGCTAGGGCTTTCTCGTCTACTTTTTCAACGTGGAAGTATTTTCTTAGTTCTTGGACGTGGTGTTCTGCGATGTAGTGGAAGCTTACCCATTTGTTTAGGGGGTAGATGTAGAATATGGGGTGTAGTGGCATGTTATGAGTATAAAAAATGAAGGGGATTTAAGGGTTAGTTGTGTTTTTAGCCCTTTTATGGTGTTGCAACGACTTTGACTATGATGGCGTTTGCGATGTCTGTGAGGTAGGCTTCTGTCAAGTCGTAGGCATTTTTGAAGTAAGCAATGAGTCCAGCGGCGATTTTATCACTTGAGGCGGCGGTTTGGCGGGTTACGTGTTTCCAGAGTTTAAGGGCGAAGGCAAGGTATGTTGCCCTTATGCCGCCCGTTATGCCTTTGGCGTCTAGGTAGTCTCTTACCATTGCTCTGATTGTTGCCACTTGGTTTAGTCCTGATTGGGCACGGGCTAGAGCCGTGTCCTTGACATCTCCGAACCTTGTTCCGATGACGGTTGGGTTGTACTTCTTGGAGTACTTGTCGAACATGTCTAAGCCAGTCTTATACAACGGCATACAGTTTCACCTTCCAACTTCTACACATGCAGAATGGTATGATTTGCCTTTTAAAGATTAACATACTGCGGAATTTGGAGTATAACACTATGTTATTTCACATCTAGAGTTTGAACATAATGCTGATTTAGGAGTTGTAGACCAATATGATTATATAGTTGGTAGATGAAAAGTTGTTTTGAGATGTCTGAGGAAGATAAGGGTACTAGTAGGGAAGAACTTATACTTGAGAGGTTGAGGAGGAGAACTAATCCTAGTACGTTAGGGCAAATTATCACGGACATTCATCCAGTTCAGGTGAAGAGGCAAACAGCTTGGATGAAGATTCATTTTAAATTGGATAAGGCAACTAAGCCTATTTTGGATAAGCATGGAATTACGGGGGTCATTAGACCGATTTATTTTGATTATCCTAGAAGCCTTTGGAAATTTTTAAGCAAGTACCCTGAAAGTGTGTGGGACAGATACATTGAGGCTATAAGGTACTACTATATTAATGCACATCAGCTTAAGCCTGAAGTCATTGATGAGTTGACGACCGCAACAGTTAAAGTTATCAAAGAATTATTTAGTGAGGTAGGAGTGGAAGAAGTTGGGGGCAAGGAAACTGGAAGTGGTGATTCCAGCCAAGCTTTGGGAGAGGCTGGAGCAAGTGGAACAGAGGACAGGAATCCGTAAAGAAGATATATTGATGCGTGCAGTTGTCATTATCGTTGAGGGCGTTAGGTGTCCCGCTTGCGGGAATGTGTTTAAGGAGTTTGGTTAGTATGAGTTTGAGCCAGAAGCTTTTGGCGCTTGTAAGCGGCATTGGCAACCCGAAGGTTAGGATTGACATTATGAGCACGGTTAACTTTCTTTTCGACCTTTACACTAGTGGCAGAATTAATGAAGACCAGCTTAGGGGCGACCTTTACGACATTTGCCGTACGATTGTTTCGGAGTGTAACCCTGACTTGGTTGAGGATGAGGCTAGGAAGAGGGCAAATGTGCTTGTTGATGAGCTTGTTAGAACTATGAAGGTTGAGGGTTTAAGGGCTAGGACACTTTCTCGGTTTGCGGGTAGACCAGTAATCTAGCTGTTTATGTCGGTGTTTCTTGATTTTCAGTATTGCGTTGCCTATGATAATATAGATAGCTAGGAATAGGGCTATGGTTAGGGTTGTGGCTCCTGTTAGGGCGGCTGTGATTATTAGCATGGGGTTTTTTGTTGCCTCGCCTATGTATAGGGATGCGGTTGGGATGGCTGTTAGGAGTGTTATTGCTATGGCTAGTTTTTTGTTTTTGGTTAGTTTTATTTCGTTGCTCATTTTTTTAGACCTCTAGGAAGGTGTATTTTCTGTCTTTTTTCATGTAGGCGTATGTTTTGCATGTGTAGGTTCCAGCTAGGTTTTTGAGTTCTTTGAAGCGTTCTGCCAGTTTTGATGTGTCTTTTGGTGCTTGTTCCTTTTTGCATTGGATTAGCCATATTTCGTGCTTTTGTGGGAAGATGGCGATTAGGTCGGCTGGTGTTAGGCTTCGGCTTGAACGGACAACTATGGCTGTTCCCATTTTGACTGCCATCTTGAGTAGCTCATCTTTAGCCTTTAACTCGATAAGGTAGCCAGCCCTATACTTGCTCATCTTCTATGCCCTTCTTATGCCATTGGCGTATTTTGATTGGCTTATTCCTAGGGTGCCTAGGGTTACCATTATGATGTAGTTTGCTAGTCGTTGGTTTTTTTGTAGGTCTCTTTTGTCTATGTAGAATTTTTGGTTTTGTAGGTCGAAGTATAGGGGTATTCTTCCTTGGGCGTGGTGGTTTTTGCGTTTTGCTAGGACGTGTAGGGTTTTGCGTTTCCATGTTATTTTTCGTAGGTAGAAGCCTTCGTTTGGGTATCTTTGCTGGAGTCTTTGTAGGTAGTCTGTTAGGTCTTTTGTTGTTATTTTTGGCGGGTTTGGCTTTTTCTCTATTATGAAGTCGGCTTTGTATCTTCCGTATTGGCTTCCGCCTTGGACTATTGGGGTGTGTTCCTCGAATATTTCAATTAGCCTTAAGCCTATTCCGTGTTCTTCGTTGTGGCATTGTCTGCATAGGCGGGTGTATTCCATTGTCTGGTAGTTTATGATGTGGTAGTATAGTGGGGGTTTTGTTGTTCCGCACTTTTCGCATTGCACCCTTAATCACCATTAATACATGTGTAGCTTGTGGTTTATAAACCTTTTGTTGTGGCAAAATTTAAAAATGATGGCTTGCTTGTAAGGTTTAGGTGGGTGAAACGTGTATGGATGACGTTGTGGCTGGGCTGATTAAGGCTTTGGCTCCAACTGTGGCTGATAAGATTTTGGGGGTTTTGGGAGAGCGTAAGATGAGGCGGGATGAGCTTAACTTGATTGTTTTAAGCCTTTTAGCTGAACAGAATCAGAGCCTTTCCAGAAGCCTTGAAAATATGGGTAAGCAGTTGTGCTCTTTGACTGAGAGTATGAACATGGTTTTGAAGGAGCTTAAAAACGTCAATGAGGGCGTAGCTATACTTCTAAAGCGGACTGAGGATTAGTGTAAGGTTTCCAAGTTATATGGCGCCCTTGTTTTCTGAGAATAGCTTAAGCATGTTTGACTTAACTGTTTTGTCAAAGCGCTCTAAGTCTTGGCGTTTAATTCCCCGTTCCATGGCGCATAGGGTGTCTATTTCTATCGCCATTATCAGCATTTGCCTGAAAATCCATGGGTTAATCTTGTTTTGGGTAGCCCATAACCTTAAGTCTCTTAGCTTCATTAGGCAGAGTTTGAGTTCTTCTGCGTCTAGGTTGTCTGTCATTTCTTTTAGCCCCTTATGTTATTTGTTTTCCTTTGGCTTCTATGCGTAGGCTTTTGAGGTAGCATAGTGGGTTTTCTTTGTGTTTACATGTGTTGGCTAGACTGCATTCGACTGGTTTGCCGTTGACTAGCTCCCCGTTTGTTAGGTTCTGGTTTGCTAGGATTATGTGGGCTTCTTGGCGGCTTGCTGGGCAGAAGGTTTTAATCTCGTAATAGTGAAGCTCACTCATTTTGCCTTCTTCCCTTCCTTTCCCTTATTGCTCCAAGTGTTATTATTAATATTGCAATTACAATGTATGCTGTTTTCGCCAAGATTGTTGGAGCGTCAACAGCTAGTCCAATTAGGAATCCTACGCAGAAACCCAATAGAAATCTTACTAGACGAGACATTTAATCAACCCCTTCCTTTTTCCTTCTCTTTGTAATATCGGCATCGGTGGACAGATTTTATGTCGCTTGGTGGGGCATCGTAAACTTCGCAGATGTAGCTGAAGGGAATGTATATAAGGTGAACGCAGTCTATGCATCTGCCCTCTTTCATTTTTACTCATCACTTTTGCTGTTTCCTTTTATGCCAGTCTTTGACAATCCAGCTTATGCTTTCTTCGTCTATTTCAAATGCAACTACATCATCGAATTTTTCTAGGATTGTTGCTAAATATTCTACTTCTTTCCTTGTCAGGACTATCTTCATGTTTTAGCTTTCCCCCTTGTTTTGTCTATTTTAGAATTTCTGCATAGTCTCCGAAGCTTTTGATTCTGGCGACAACCATTTCAGCCCATGTTCGGTTTTCAATTGTAAGCACAAATTCAATTGGTTTTTCTGGTTCTGGTGGGAACTCTGATATATCAATTTTTCCAGCATAGCGTAGATGTTCATGGACAATTCGTTTGTAGGGTTCACCGTAAGGGCAAACTTTAACCTTAATCCTTACTTTTCCCGCCATGTTTTTTCCTCACCATCACATTCTTCGTAGAATTCGCATCCGCTACACCATTCAGCTTTAGGGTTTTCTGTCCTCTCTTCACCGTATCCATGTGGGCATACCTTAACATCTTTGAACCATGTTTTAGGTAGTTTACATCTTGGCATTTAGCTTCCCCCCTCTTTTTCTTCTTCTACTGGCTCTATGCCTTTTGATGTTATTTTGAAGCGGGTTTCAGATTGTGGGTATTCTGAGGAGTCTACTAGTTTGGCTATGCGTTTTCCTTCTTTGGCTTTGCGTATGAATATGCGGTTGTTTATGATGTGGTATAGGGTGTGTCCGCCTACGGCTAGTTCTCTTAGTACTGGGTCTAGGAAGGGGGAGCCGTCTGGGTTGGCGTATACTTGGTTTGTTATTATTGTTGGGACTCGCTTCTGGTCGGAGTATTTTTTGAGGCGGCATAGGAATTTTCTTAGGGCTTGTTGTTTTGCGGCTAGTTGTTCTCTTCCAAGGTATTCGGCTCTGTATAGGGTTGTTACTCCATCGACAACTATGAGTTTTGGCTTTGTGTCTTTTGGTAGGGCTTGCAGGGCGCCTAGCTGTTCGTCTGTTGTTTGGGGTTTTGCGATGTATATTCTGGCTAGGGCTTCTTCTGGGTTGTAGCCTCTTGTTTTAGCTATTTCTTGGAGTCTTTCTGGTCTGAAGGTGTCTTCGCAGTCTATCCAGTATACTAGTCCGTCTGGCTGTGAGGCTACTTGGGCGGCTACGGTTAGGCATAGTTGGGTTTTGCCTACTCCGTATTCTCCGTAGACTTCTATAACCTCGTCTTCTCTTATTCCGCCGCCTATTAGGTCGTCTATGGGCGTGTTGGTTTTTAGGCGTTGGATTTTCTTTTCTTCTTCTAGGAGTTGCTTGGCGGTTTTAAGTTCTGGAAGCCTAATTTTCTCTTTCTTTGGCAAGTTGCATTCCCTCTTCGAATCTTTTGAATCTGGCTAGGATTTGTAAAAGGTCGTTTAAAAGGAACTGGTAGTGGAAGGTTATTTCTATGGGCTGGTTTAGGTCTAATTCTTTGTCTTTCACTTTTTCTAATAGTGCGTTTAGGGCTTGCTCGACTTTTTCTTCTGCGTTAATGTAGGCTAGGTCTTTTATACGTTCTGCAAGCTCGTAGATTAGGAATTTCTTTTCAGGCAAAGTGAGGTCTAGCTTAACCATTGGTTATTCCCCTAGTTCTTGTTTGTGTTTTACTATGTATTCTCTTAGGGCTTCGTTTACTACTAGGTAGAATTTGCGGGTTGGGCTTACGTAGCGTTTTTTAACTATTTCCCATATTTTTTCGTACAGTTCCTCTTCTAGGTAGAGGTGTATCTTCTTATAGTTTGATACGGGGACGGCTGTTATTATTCCGCTTACGGGTTGGGCTTTCTTTTTTGGCATTTTGCTCCCCCATTGATATACATAAGGGTTTTATGTGTTTATAAACCTTTTGGTCTGATTCTGGGATGAGGCTCGGCTCCATTTCGCCGCATAGAGGAGAAAGGAATCGGGAAGCGAAAACGCCTTCCTACGTCATAGCCTCATCGCCATAGTTTAATGGGGAAAAAGCTTCAATTTAGGTTTTATTTCGGTAGAAAAAGGTGGGGGGTTTAGAGGTAGGTTAGGGCGAATCCTTTGACTAGTTTTCTGAGTTTTGGGTCTGCCTCAAGCATTTTGACTATTAGCTCGAATCTTATTTTTGTTAGTTCTTCCTCGCTTATTTTTTTCATTTGTTCATCAACTCCTCTATTCTTACTATTATGTGGAGCGCCATTGTTATGATGGTGAAGATTATTGCTAGGATGCCGTTGAGGATTAGGGCGTTTATGTTTGTCATTGAAAGTGCCGTAAGGATGAGCATTAGGGATGCGAAGAACTCTGTTATGAACATTAGTGTTGTGAAGTAGTGTTTGTAGGTTTTTGGTGATGGTTCTTTCATTTTCGCTCCACACTCCTATTATATATTACGACATACGATATATTTAAGCATTACGTAGTAAGACTTACGAAAAGGGGAATACCTTTTTAAGCCTTCAAAGATAAACATAATTATGGTGCAATAGAATGAGCGAGAAAAAGCCTAGAAGGCTGTTGTTTAGGCTGATTAAGGGACTAATCTACGGCTCAGTCATAGGCATGATTTTCGGTTCAGCCCTCTACCTACTGGCTTCTGCGGTAAACCAGATTTCGCCTCTGCCTTGGAGTCCAACTGTTTGGGCGGCGATAATCTTCGGAGCCTCGGTTGTGGCTGGAACTGCCGTTGAGTACTCGGACTGGCTTGAAGGACAAGCTTAAATAGTTTCCATAATTTCAAATCCCAACCTTTTTTTATATACATGTTTTTGTCTTAAAAGAACATTCTGTCAAATTGTAGGCTGTGGGTTTTTTTCCGAGTTTTTGTCTAAAAAAGTAATTAGCTCAGATTTGCATCATCGCAATTTACCACTTAGCTCAAGGTGGTTTTATGGCGGAAGTTGCATATAAAGCTAGTGGTTCCCGACATGAGTTAAACGCTATGCCTAGTGAAGGTTTGTTTGCTGAAAGGTTTATGGAGCTTTGCCAAGACTGGTTTGCACCGTTGTATAAGCGTGTTTCAGAGCCTCTCTGGAACAATGGGATTTACGCCAACGTCAGGCGTGCATATTACACATGTAACTTTGATGTTGGTGTAGCGGAATATCATGTTCCAACGGTGTTGAACGGTGAAAACTTCATGCAGTATTATCGCATCGCCATCTCCATAGTTCCAGAACTGGATGAAGACACTTATTGGAGTGAGGCTTTGAGGCTGGTTAAGGTGATTAGTCCGCCTATGGGTTGGAATGATAGTGGCACAATTTTCATAGTTGCCCCGAAAGTTACTAGGAAGCACGCTTTTAAAGTTTGGAAGGAGAAGCATAAGGGAATGTTGAAAATCAAAAGGGTTGCTGGCTGGCTTGTCATCCCAATTGTCAGCCCAAGCCCAGAGGTTGCACTTAAAAAACTGCTTACACATGTAAAACACTTCTGGCAAACACGGGTTAAAGGGTTCTTACGGAAGTTGAATGTGGAGCCTTGGCAGTATGATTATGATGTAAAGAATCTTCTCTATTACTTACCTAAAGTAATAGAGGATTATAATAACCAAATTATTTATTGCCTTAGGAGTATGGTTGCCCATTTGCTTTACTTTATGGATAGGCTTAAAGAGGTGTTGAATGCTATTGCTAGGCTTGGTGAGATGAAGCGTAAGGTTATGGACACGGCGAGGCGTTTGGCTGAAGCTTTGAATGTTTTGGAGCCGAGGAAGCGTGAGGAAGTGTTGGTAAAGCTGGCTGAGTGCTTGTTAGTTACACATGTAACTGTTGATAAACCGCCCTAGCCCGATGGATTTTCCTTCCTTATACACATATTACGGCAGAAGTTTTCAGCTACCCATTGGTCTATCTTTGCACAAAACACGGACTTCAACTTATACCTCTGTGCATGTTTACATTCAAACATTTTTTGAACTTGTTCTCCGACAAGTTCAATCCTTGATTCCATACTTCTCAAACCACGCTTTCTTTTCCTCATCCGACAAATAATCATTGTATCTGATAAACGGCTTCCATCTTAGGTATCTCCATGCTCTAATTAAAGTTTCAATGTAGTCCTTAGCCACGCTTGTAGATAACCCAAAGCTGGCGACAAGAGTTTGAACCCAATCCGCAAAGTTCGTGCTTTCAGGTGTTACGTTCCTTCTTATCAACTCGGCAACAATCTGCCTCAGTCTGTCAACTCTTCCTTGAACCCAAGCCATTTACGGATACCACTCTTCCTCTTCTAGCTCGACTTCTTCCTCTTGCCCTAGGCGGCTCGTTAGCACCATCCTTAGAAGCTTGCTTCGCCTCTTTTGGGCGTCAATCTTATTTACGTACGCCCTATACTTGATATACTTCTGCCTTAATCTGTACAATGTGTTGTACGCTGTTTTGTAGGATATGCCTATTTTCCTCGAAGCCTCTTTGACGCTTACAGAATCAGCTAAGGCTTCCAAAAGCTTTTCCTCGAAATTCTTAAGAACTTTAGGCTTAACCTTTCGAAACATACCAAACCTCAACATCAAAGTTCCCCACACAAATATATTAACCTTAACTTTAAACTACAAAAAATGGTGAAATGTCCGTAGAAAAAAGGGAAGGAAAAAACAAAATCCACATAAGAGAGTGTAGAACCGTTACCCTACAAACGAATGCCTAACTCCATGGCAAGCTTCTTTATTAGCTGTTCTTTCTCTTCCTCGCCTAGGCTTGTTACGTCCCAGCCCTGCGCATCCTGCGGGGCTTCCTCTTTAACATTGCCTTCTATTTTACATATGTAATCTAGGCTTAAGGCTTGCTCCTCGTTGACGTTCTCGTTCAGCGTGTGGGCGATTAGGCATATGCCTTTGTCGTTGTAGACAAATAATGGTGTGCCTTTGCCGAACTGTAATAGGTTAACTTCTTTTCCAAGCACAGCTATAACTGCCTTCAAATAGCTCCAGTCAAACCAGTTTTCGCCTATCTTAACGTACTTCTGCACCTTTGAGCCATTGCCCTTAACTCTGCCATTAAAGTAAGCCTTAACCTTGTACGACAACTCCCCCAAACTCATTTTGCTCTTTTGCTCTTCAATCGACCTTGGAACAGTTACCAATGCAACCGTCCTATTACGATTCATCAACCAGCTATATTTGCTTTCCTCAACTGGGTCGCTAAACACTTTTTTGAAATTCTCTATGGCTTCTGGGCTTGGTGTTATAACCTCTTTAAGCTTGCTTATGCTGTCGTGCACGCTTGATTTGCTCGGAGAGTTATAGCCTAAATTCTCTAAAGCCCTATCAAGCTCATCCTTAGATATGTAGCCATTAAAATACAACCGATATAGTTGCCCAATAGTCAACATGCTAACCGCCTCTGAAAATTTTAACATACTGTTTAAGCGCAACCCTTGGAATATTGCGCAAGTCATCTATCCTAACAACCCTCTCCTTACCATACTTGCTTACAAAGGCTTCGTAGTCATCTTCCTTTGGCTTTATAAGGAAGAATACAACGTTGTCTACATCCATCAACTCGGTATGGCTAACTTCACCATCTGTAAACACGAAGAAAAGCTTATCCTCATTCTCAGACGCTTGCCTCAAAGCATAA